GACATCATCAATAAAAAAATAGACCAAGCACTCACCAAGAAAAACAGAGAAACAGCGCCAAGAGAATATCTGGGAGCATCCATCTTGGGCAACCCATGTTCAAGACAGATCCAGTGGAATTACGAGCAGGTGGAAAAAGATGAAGGCAAAGGATTTTCTGGGCAGACACTGAGGATATTTGAAGCGGGACATTCGTTTGAAGACATGGCAATTGGCTGGATCAGGGAAGCTGGCATTGATCTCAAGACAGAGAAGGAAGATGGCTCCCAGTTTGGCTTCTCAGTTGCGCAAGGAAAGATCGCTGGACACATCGATGGGGTTATCTTGGATGGTCCTAGCGAGTGGCAGTATCCGATGCTCTGGGAATGCAAAAGTGCGAACCAGAAAAAGTTTAATGAGTTTAGAAACAATGGTTTGGAGAGCACCAATCAAACTTACGCAGCGCAGGTAGCGATCTATCAAGCCTACATGAATCTGGAAAACCCAGCCCTATTTACTGTGGTAAATAAAAATACTTGCGAGCTCTACCATGAAGTAATACCATTTAATAATGAACTCGCACAAAGAATTAGTGACAAAGCCGCCAATATCTTATCAGCAGTTCAGTCAAGCACCCTAATGCCCAGAGTTGCGAATAACAGCGACTATTATTTTTGTCGCTGGTGCGATTTTTACGAAAGATGTTGGAATGAAGAAGGATAAAAAAACTAAATTATACGATCTAAATGATGCCAGACCACAGGGACACTATGCTTCTGGGCAACTAACCAGCGAAGACTATATCCGAAGATTAAAGGACGACATGAATGCACAGGCATTCGGGGTGTTGTCCTATCTGTTTCCCAATGGCAAAAGAGAAGGCTCTGAATTTGTTGTTGGCGGGTTGCATGGAAAGCCTGGCAGGTCACTGAAAATATCAATGGCTGAAGGTAAGATCGGGGTTGGTGAAGACTTTGCCACTGGCGAAAAGTTTGGCGACCTGATAGATGTCTGGCAGAAACAAAGAAATATGGATTTCAGGGATACCTGTGAAGAAGTAGAACGCTTTTTGGGTCGTCCTTTCAAAGAAAAGCCTGTTGTCAGCACCCAGCAAAAGAATAACAGCAGATCTCTCCCGCCACCCGCTGCTCAGTATCAATATACTGATGAAAAAGGCATTGTGCTCGGTGTTGTTTATCGTTACGAGTTTCCAGATGGCACAAAAGAATTTAGACCTTGGGATGCCAAGGCTGGAAAGAATAGAATGCCGATACCCAGACCCTTGTATAACTTGGTTGCTGTCAGTGGCTCGGAAAACGTGGTGTTGGTTGAAGGCGAGAAATGTGTGGACGCATTACAGGCAAGAGGCATTGTCGCAACCACCGCAATGGGTGGCTCCAAAGCTCCGCTTGAGAAAACGGATTGGTCGCCATTGTTGGACAAATCGATTATCGTTTGGAGTGATAATGATGCCCCAGGTGTCATGTATGGGTCAAAAGTAGGCGCTTATCTCAGGGAGATTGGTGTTGAGAATGTGCAGGTAATAAAAATACCAAGCGGAAAGCCTGAAGGCTGGGACGCAGCGGATGCGGTAACAGAAGGAATTGAGCTGGAGATATTAAGCCAGACAGAGCCCGCACAGTTGCCGAAAGGCGAACTGTCTTTCAGGATACAGGACTGGCAGGCTAATATTTACCAAGGCAAAGCTCCTGAACAGGAATTTTTGGTGGAAGGGACGTTTCCCTTATCCACATCAATCATCCTTGCTGGCATGGGAGACTCTGGCAAGGGAATGGTTACACTGGATCTGGCGGTGAAGGTCGCTACAGGATCCAACAACAGAATTGAAGAAGCTCTAGGTGGGACTGTTCTATCTAATGGCAACGCTGTAATTTTTACAGCTGAGGATGATAAGGACGAAATTCATCGTCGATTAGAGAAGATCGACAAGAAAAACCGCAGAAAAAACTCCAAACATGGGTTGTTTATAATCCCCTTACCCAATGCAGGTGGTCCATTTGCGATAGTTCAGGATAGTAGGGATGGTCCCGCCGCTACTCCAGAGTGGCATGCAATAAGGAAACAGTTAAACTCAATCCACAATGTAAAGCTGGTAGTTTTTGATCCGCTGGCATCTTTTGTCCATGCCGACATTAATGCCGATCCAGCAGCGGGTGCATTTGCCACTGGCATGTTGGCATCGCTGGCTACAGAACTCAACGCGACTGTCATCGTCTGCCATCACATGGCAAAGGGCAGTGCAAGGGATGGAATTAAGACTCCAGAACAAGCCCGACATGCAATAAGAGGAACCACTGCGATTGTAGATGGAATGCGTGGCGCTTTTGCCTTTTGGCAACTGGATGAGACCGATGGCAGGAAGATATGCAAGAAGCTGCCTTTTGGCAACTGGATGAGACCGATGGCAGGAAGATATGCAAGAAGCTGAAGATGAATTATGAACGTAATGTTGCTTACGCTGGAGCTGTGGTCAAGTCGAATGGTCCCGCGGATCGTGGAGTCAGGATCTTTATCAGGAATAAGGAAACAGGATTACTGGAATATAGGAACAGAGATTTGCTTGAAATTACCACACCGACTGCCATGTTGCTTGAGAAGATGACCCACACCATAGCCGCGAGAGCTGTGGAAGGCTATCCATACACATCAACTGGTATGAATGGCGTGTGGGAACTCAGGCATACTTTTACCACAGAGTTTCATACACTACCCAAGAACTCCGTAAGGGATTTGCTACAGCAATTGCTCAATGATGGCAAGGTCAGGAAGTGTGTCTCCAAAGGATCACAGTCTGCCAAGTGGCTTGACATCCCAGGCGGTCCTTTTGACCGAGGCGATGGTCAACACATGCATGGCAGTGCATCTGATCGTGATCGCTACTCTTAGACTAGAAATATACTATAAATAGCGTAAAAGCACTTGCAATGTGTTATTTATTAGCTATACTTACACAATGAAATTTAAGTTTATAGCCCTGTTTGAACACATAGCGACCAAATATCCACATGGAATCAGGATAAGTTTTTTTGAATACCTGTTGTGGCTTTTTGGTTTGGACAGTATGTTTTTTGTCTCCATAGATGATCGTTTGCCAGCACTGGAGAAAGGTGTTGAAGATAGCTGGACAGATGGTTTTTTCTTTGAGGGATGTAAAAGATACTAAGTGGAATACAAGTTTAGGGAAGATGAGCTCTTAGGTGAGCTCTCTGAGTATATAAGGAGAACTTATAAGGCTCATTATAGCGACGGAGAATACCAGGCAACTGATGTCATCATAGACGCTGGATACGGAGAAGGCTTTTGTGTTGGCAACATTATAAAGTATGCAAAGCGATACGGAAAAAAAGCAGGGAAGTCAAAAAGGGATATGTTTAAAATTATACATTACGCATTAATTTCGATTTATATCGAAGAGGAGAACAAAGGTGGAAGAACCAACAAAAAAGAAGGCTAAGTTTAAGACTCTATCAATTGATACAGAGACTTTTTCAGAGCTGTCAAAATTATGTAGCATTGAGCGCAGGAAAAAATCGGCACAGATAGCACATTTGGTTGATAAGGAACTACAGAGAATCAGTGAAAAAAGAAGAACGCTTAACTGAAAAGACTGATCGTTTGTGTTGTGAGCATGATGAGTAAACAAGAGCCATATAGCACCGAGAAAGCATGGAAAGACTTGGAGACTCCTGAACTAAAATATTGGCGCAGAATGGCAGAGCATTTCAGGAAAGAAAACAAGGAACTAAAAAAAGAAATAGCAAAGCTAAAGGAAAAAGATAGCTACATTGAATCGGTTGTTTTAAAAGGAAAGGACAATGAATAAATAAAATGACCATATCAAGAGACATAATTGAAAAGGCAATACAGGGCGTTGAGGCAAAGAAACTTACCGAACAAGAAATGTATATTGAGCAACTTGAGAAGAAGATTGAGTCCTTAGAAACAATATCAAGGGAAATACTTGATGAAAGAGACTTCATTCGTTTGTTTGGACATCAATACTACGTTGATAAAGGAAAGGACAATGAATAAAGAAAACAAATACCTGATAGAACAAGAAATAACAGGTAGAGAAATTTATCACATCAACTCTGATGTGCCACTCACCAAAGGAGAAATCCTTGCCAGAATAAAGACCCACAAGCCAGATGAAGCTGACATAGATCGAGGCTCTCACTCACCAGAGATAACAGTGGTTGAGGGAAACATGGAAGAAGAATATACACGACCTGTGAATGTTTACCCAGCAACCGAGAAAGGTGGATAGCTTGGTGGAAATACCAATATTCACAAGGCTATGGGAAGTGTTTTTGTTTTTGTTGTTAGGCATATTATTTCTGCCACTGTATTTATATGATTTCATCAAAGAAAAATATGAATGAAAAATATAAACCAGAGTTTGTGCCCTCCAAGATTCCTCTCCATCTTCACTTATATAAAGGGTGGTTTTGGCACATGGCTACTAAGAAATTTTACAGGTGGAATGACTTACCGCACAGGAAGGACGCGATAATTAATGAACGAAACGCTTGAATTTTTTTTAAGACTAATTGGCGTAATAATTTGTCTAGGTTTACCCGCTTGGGCATTTATGAGGTTTGACGACCACGAATTTTAAGGAGAACACATGAAAATAGAAAAAATAACTAGGAAACAATGGGCAGTTGCTTTTTTAATCTTATCCATACCGCTAGTGTGGTGGGGATATGTCAACTTCATGTATAAAGGCAGTAATAGTGCTGTCATGGCAATGGCGATTAGTCTGTGTCTAACATCAGGTATTTGCTGTGTTGTTGGTGGAATCTACATGCTATTTACAAAAGAAAAAGGTCGGGGAGAAGGCTTACTTGTGTCTCAAACAAAAGCAAAAGACTCCCCGATTAAAAAAGAAATTATTAACCAACCAACAAAAAAGGTGAATGAAATGGCAAAAGTAAAAGCAACGAAAGACACTCATGTTGCTGATGCAGTTAAAGAGTTTAGGGAAATAGGTCAGAGCATGAAAGACGGAGC